ACTATGGGGATGCATCCAATATCACTTCAGGTAAATGGAATCTTGGTGCAGATGGTAGTACTCACTATCAATTTACTGGTCCTGGTGGGTTAAGTGCTACAGCCGATCCTGTGATATATCTGGCAAGAGGACAAAAGTACGAATTTGTCAATAATATGGGTGCTCACCCATTTGAAATTAGAGTATCAAATGGTGGTGCTGCATATACTAATGGTATATCTGTAGAGGGAACCACATCAAATGGAACTACAACTTTTGATGTCCCATTTGATGCACCAAACTCACTATATTATCAATGTACTGCTCATGCGGGTATGGGTGGAACTGTTGTAGTATATCCCGACCTGTTTACAGTCTAAATAACAAAAAAGTCCGGTAAAAATGGCTGCGATAATTACAGATCAATTACGTATTTTGAATGCAAAGAATTTCGTGGATGATGTCCAGAATTCTTCTAATTCTTATTACGCGTGGATTGGTTTACCAGACCCTGCAGATTTTCAAAGTGACTGGGACTCGAATCCCCCGGCACCTAAAGATAGTCTAGATCAATCCAATGATTATTGGGATACGATGTTGGCTCTTAAGAGAATCAACTCTACTGATGTAAGTCAGGTTGTTAGAAAGATTGTGTGGCAGTCTGGAACCACATATGATATGTGGAGAAATGATATTACGAGAGATAACCCATCTCTTCCTTCTAACTCATATGACATTTATGACTCAAATTTCTATGTAATGAATAGTGAGTATAAAGTTTATATTTGTCTGTTCAATAATGCAAACCCTGAAAATAGTTATAGAGGTGGTCCATCACTAGACGAACCAAACTTTACTGACCTAGAGCCTAGAGAGGCTGGTAGTAGTGGTGATGGATATATTTGGAAGTATCTTTATACTATCAAACCAAATCAAATCATTAAATTTGATTCTACAAGTTATATTGCCGTACCAACTGATTGGGATACTAATGCATCTTATGCACCAGTAAAAGAGAATGCTGCAAATAGTGGTGAAATTAAGATTGTAACCATTAGGAATCGTGGTGTTGGTATTGGAACTGCAAATGTCACTTACACTAGAGTACCTATTCTAGGTAATGGTAGAGGTGGAGAAGCTACAGTTGTTATTAATAATGATGCAAAGGTAGAATCCGTCACTGTTTCTAGAGGTGGTCATGGTTATACCTTCGGTACACTAGATTTGAAGAGTGGTGGTGTACCAAATGGAACAATTGCTCCAGTCTTTGATGTAATCATTCCTCCTCCTGGAGGTCATGGTGCTGATATTTACTCTGAACTGGGTGCATACAATGTTCTATCTTATGCAAGATTTGAGAATGATACCCAAAACCCTGACTTTATTACTGGTAACCAATTTGCCCGAGTAGGAATCGTAAAAAATCCAACAAATTATAATTCTTCGTCATTTCTTACCAAAGATAAGGGAAGTGCTCTGTATGCACTCAAATTGGTAGGTACTGGTTATAGTGAAGCAGTATTTACTGCAGACTCCTTTGTAACTCAAACTGTTGGTCTTGGTTCTACTGCTGTAGGAAAAGTTGTTTCTTATGACAATCAGACTGGTGTTCTGAAGTATTGGCAGGATAGAAGAACTTCTGGATTTAATACTGACGGAACAAAAAATACTGTTCCTGTCTATGGATTCAATCAATTAGAATTTACTGCATCACCAACTAATGGTGGTACTATTAATATTGTTCCCACTTCAGGTAATACGTTGGATATTGATGTCAACTTTACCGGCGTTTCCACGGCAATAAATAGTAGGACATACTACTTGGGTCAGGAATTCGCAAAAGGAGTATCGAACCCAGAATCACAAAAATATTCTGGCGATATCATTTATGTTGATAATAGACCTTCTGTTACCCGATCCTCTTCTCAGAAAGAAGATGTTAAAGTTATCTTGCAATTCTAAGAGATATGCCACAGGAAACTAATCTAAACGTCGCTCCATATTTTGACGACTTTGATCCTAAACAAAATTATTACAAGATTCTTTTCAAACCTGGCTATCCAGTTCAGGCTAGAGAATTAACTGGTCTGCAGTCAATTCTTCAGAATCAAGTCGAAGACATGGGTAACCATTTCTTCAAAGAAGGTGCTAAGGTTATTCCTGGTGATTTGACCTATGTCAAAGACTTTTATGGAATTCAGATTGAACCCGAGTTTCTTGGTATACCCGTAAGCATATATCTCGATCAATTAGTTGGGACGATTATTACTGGCCAATCGTCAAATGTAACTGCACGTGTTGTAACTTATATTACTGAAGGTGAATCAGATAGAGGAACTTATACCTTATATGTTAACTACGAAAACTCATCTTCTGAGGAAGATGTAAGTACTTTTATTAGTGGAGAAGTTTTAACCACAAGTACAAATATTAATTACGCATCGACTTTCATTGCATCTGGTGAAGGATTTTGTTCTACAATTCCTCAAAATGCTCCTGTTATCGGTTCGTCTTTCAACCTTTCACAAGGAATTTATTTTCTGAGAGGGTATTTTGTTGATGTTGCAACTCAAACTCTAATTCTTGATCAGTATAGTAATACTCCATCTTACCGAGTTGGTCTTGATATTATTGAAGAGATCATTTCTTCCGATGTTGACCCATCGTTGAATGATAATGCACAAGGATTTAATAATTATACTGCACCTGGTGCAGATAGACTTAAGATAACACCAATATTGGCTAAAAAGCCTCTCGATAATTTTGACGAAAGTAACTTTGTTCAACTTTCAGAAGTCAGTAATGGTGTTTTAAGATTAATTAATAGAGATACTGATTATAATTTTCTAGGTGATGAGTTTGCAAAAAGAACTTTTGATGAATCTGGTCATTATTATGTAAAAGAATTTGTTACCACTGTAAAGAACAGTCTGAACAACGAGGAAGGAAACAGAGGAATATATAATCCCGGTCAAACTACTCAGTCTGGAAATACACCTGATGATAATATCGGAGTTTATAAAATTTCTCCAGGTAAAGCATATGTCAAAGGTTATAAAGTAGAAACTATCGTACCTTCTTTAATTGATTTTCCAAAACCAAGAGTAACCAAGCAATTAAAAAATCAAGGTCTTAATTTTGGTTTCGGTCCAACTATAGCACTTAATAGAGTCTTTGGATCTCCGACTATTGGTATTAACACTACAAATACCCTGAGTCTTAGAAGTAGAAGAGTTGGTTCAAATCAAGAAACTGCACCAGGTAAAGAAATTGGTATTGCAAGAATCTATGACTTTGCACTTGAGTCTGGTTCTTATGACACAAATTTCGCTGACTTGAACGTTTGGGATCTCTCACTTTTCGATGTTCAGACATATACTGATATTACACTCAACGAACCAGTAACACTTAACACATCTTCCTATGTCAAAGGTGAATCAAGTGGAGCAACTGGATTCCTTAAGTATTCTGTAAGTGCAGGAACAGCAATTACTGCATATAGTGTTGAGGGTGATTTCTTTAAAGGTGAGAGACTTCTGTTTAATGGTGTTCTTGAGAATGCAAGATTTGTCACTGAGTCAACTAATTTCTCACTATCCGATACTAAATCAGTATTTGGTATTGTAGGAACTGGTAATACATTCACTGCAGATATTATTCAAACTCCGGTTTATGATATTGGTAATGCAACTTGTTCACCCGAGGTTGGTAATTCTTCAAGAATTTCAATTCCAGTAGATCCTGGTTTCTCTTTTGTTGGTATTGTCACTGTTGGTAACCTCGTAAGATTCTCTAGAGCTAATCTAGATACTGCAACATTTACCAGAGTGATTGGGGTTGGTAGAACCAATATTACAGTCGAGGGTGTAACAACAGTTTCTGGTATTTGTGACGGTAATCTTCCTACAGGAAGTAGTGAATCTATCTCCAATGTACAAATAATCAGCACTAGAGCCCAAAGAAACGCTGGTTCTGGTAATATTACCGATAACGAATCACTGTATAGTGCATTCCCTAAAAGTAATGTCGCATCTGTAGACCTAATTGACTCTGATATTATTATCAGAAGACAGTATAATACAAATATCACAACTAATTCTACTGCAGTTATTAATGCTGGAGATAATGAAGTATTCTTACCCTTTGACGAAGAAAGATATACTTTAATCCGGTCAAATGGTCAGACTGAAGTTCTTACTGAAGATAGGTTTGTATTCACTAACGGATTCGCATCAGTTCAGATTACTGGTCTGGGTGCAAATGATGTTAACACCACACTCATTACTACAATTAAAAAAAGTAATGTTACCTCTAAAACTAAACTGAATTCTGTCTCTAACAGTATTGTTATTGACAAGTCAAGTTCATCTGCATCTGGTATTGGTTCTACAACTCTTGATGATGGATTGGTTGTAGGAAATTATCCATTCGGAACAAGAGTACAAGACGAAGTTATTTGTCTGAATACCCCAGATGTAACTAAGATTTATGGTGTATTTCAATCTGATGATGTAGGAGACCCTATTGCTCCATGTATGACACTATCTCAGATGGATGGTGTTAGTGGAACAACTAATGATTTACTTATCGGTGAGACACTGACTGGTCAAACTAGTGGTGCCAAGGCAATATATATTGAAAAATTTACAGATACTAAAGTATATTTTATCTACCTGAATAGTTCAACTTTCCAAAACGGTGAAATTGTATCTGGTAATCTATCTTCAACCAATGGTATTGCAAACAGTGCAAAACTTGGTTCTAAAAACATTACCAAAGATTTCAAGTTCTCTAATGGACAGAAAGGTGGATATTATGATTATTCAAGAATTATCAGAAAGGGTTCTGCAGGAATTCCTTCTAGAAGATTGAGAGTTTACTATCAAACTGCTCATTATGATCCTGCGGATCAAGGTGACATCACCACAGCAAATTCTTATAATAATTTCGATTATGCAAAACTGTCCACGGTAAATGGACATAGAAATTCTGATATTATTGATGCAAGACCCAGAGTAACTGATTATACTGTTGTTGCTGGTGCAAGGTCACCACTAGAATTTGATGGTAGAAATTTTGCAGATGCTGTTGATGGGAATCAGCATAGTTCTAATCACATTATTGCTTCTGATGAAATAATGACTCTTGGTTATGAATATTATCTCCCAAGAGCGGATAGAATTTACATTGATAAATCAGGTTCTATAAGTGTAATCGAAGGTACTCCTCAGGACCAACCGAGACTTCCTGATAGTATCAGTGGTGCAATGAATATTGCGAATGTTTTCTTACCTGCATACTTATATAATACCTCTGATGCAAAAATTAATTTTGTAGAGCATAAGAGATATCAAATGAATGATATCGCCAAACTTGAGCAGAGAATTAAAAATCTTGAGTACTACACATCCTTGAGTCAAATTGAGACGAATACTCTTAATTTGTTTGTAGAAGATGCAAATGGTAATAACAAGTTTAAATCTGGTATTTTTGTAGATAACTTCTCTTCCCTTGAACCACAAGATTCTACGATTGGTATTAAGAATAGTGTTGATACTAAAAAAGGTATCCTAAGACCTTCCCATTACACTACTGCACTTAATCTTCAACTAGGAACAACTACAATTCCTGGAATTGGAGCAACTTCTGATGCCAATCAAGATTCTCAATTCGCAGAGATTGTTGGTAATGGTATCAAACAAACCGGAAGAATTATCACTCTTGACTACACTGACCAATCTTGGTTGACACAACCATATGCAACAAGAATTGAAAGTGTCACTCCTTTCCTAATTCAGTTCTGGCAAGGTACTGTTAAGTTGACTCCAGATGTTGATGTTTGGATTGATGTCAATAGACTCGAAATCAACAATGTAATGATGGAGGGTTCATTCCAGGGTATTGCAGAATCTCTTGGTGCAGAAGTAACTACCAATGCAGATGGTTCAAGAACTGGTGTAAGTCCGGTTCTTTGGAATTCATGGGAAACCGTTGGTGTCAACTTGGATATGTCATTGTCAAATGACCAACAATTCCTCCAAGGTGCATCTGATGTGGTATCAAATGGTCTTGTAGACAATCTTCTTCGTGGAAGAGATGTTGGTGTCAATCAAATTGTTGATGCAAGTGATGCTATTGTTAATAACATTTCTGCAAGTGGTGGAATTACCCTAGATCAACAAAGATCTGGAACTCAATCAACTGTCAATGAAGTAATTGAGACAGAATCTCTTGGTGATAGAGTTGTAAGAAGAGACATCATTCACTTTATGAGGTCTCGTAACATTGATGTTACCGCAACAAAATTCAGACCTTATACCAGACTTTATTCATTCTTTGATCAAGTAGATGTCAACAAGTTTGTTGTACCTAAGTTGATTGAAATTGAAATGAGCCATGGGGCATTCGTTGTTGGCGAAACCGTTAATGGTAGATTGAATAATGGTGGGTCTCAACAAAACAATTCGAGTTCTGTTCCACGTATAGATTTTAGGGTTGCAAAGTCTGATCATAAGTATGGTCCATATAATAATCCAACAGATCTTTATGACGAAAGCCCTTATGATAGAAACGTTTTTGTCAATTCTGTATATTCAGAATCTTCCAGTACCGTAAACGTTGATACATTCAGTCTTTCTTCCGAAGATTTCCCACAGTTTAGTGGTTATATCTCAAAGGGGATGGTTCTGACGGGTAAGACTAGTGGTGCTCAGGCAAAAGTCACTAATGTAAGACTTATCAGTGATACTGTTGGTACTCTACAGGCATCATTCAGAGTACCTGATGGTGCAAACAATGCAAACCCAACGTTTGAAACTGGTAGGTCAAGATTTAGACTTACCAGTAGTAAAATTAACAGTCAAATCGAAGGAGCCACAACCACTGCAGGAGAAGGGACATTCTATTCACAGGGTGATGTAGATACCACTCAAGAAGCAACACTCTCTTTGAGAAATGCTTCGGTTGAAACTGAAGACTTTAGTCAACTGAGAACTCTTAGTGATAATTTCACATCTAATACCATTGCAGTTGAAAGTGGATTTGATGTTACGACTACAATCGAGCAGGATATCACAAATATCCAGCAAGATTTTATTACTAATGTTACTAATGTCACTAACGTTACTAATGTAACACGTAATAACTTTACTACTAATATTGTACGAAGACCCACACGACGCCGGGGTGGACGTGGCGTTGGAGTAGACCCTCTCGCACAAACATTCCGTGTTGATGATGAGACTGGAATTTTTGTTACTAAAGTCAATGTATTCTTCCAATCAAAAGATGCAAGCACTCCAGCAACTTTCCAACTGAGAGAATGTAAACTTGGAACACCAACAGAGACTGTTCTTGCTTTCTCTGAAGTTGATATTGAACCTGCAAACGTGACAGTCAGTGATGATGGTTCTATTCCATATACAATTACATTGGATTCTCCAGTGTATCTAAATGGTGGAACTGAGTATGCTATGGTTCTACTATCACACTCGGTTGAGTGGAAAGTATGGATTAGTAGATTGGGTGAAGCTGATGTAAGAACTGTAGACCAAGAGGCTGGTCAGATTCTTGTAACAGAACAACCTCTTCTTGGTTCTTTATTCAAATCTCAAAATGCTTCGGTATGGACTCCAAGTCAGTATGAAGACCTTAAGTTTGAGATGTTTAGATCTTCGTTTAACCCCTCCGGTAACGTTCAATTCTTTAATCCAAATCTACCTACAGCACTTTCGCAGATTGATCCAACTGGTCTCTCTATGAATTCTAGAGAAATTAGAGTTGGTCTTGGTACTACGGTTCAGGATACTGATCTAACTATAGGTAATACAGTTAAGCAACTCAATATTGGTGCAACAGGAACACTAGTTGCCTTCGCAGGATCTGCAACATCAAATCTTTCACTCACAAACACTGGTGGTGGATATGTACCTGCAAGTGGTAGTCAATCTTATACTGGAGTTGCATTAACATCAATTACCGGTAAAGGACTAGATGCCACTGCAAATATTACTATTACTAATGGTGTTGCTATTGCAGCAACCATCAACAATGGTGGTGTTGGTTACGTAGTCGGTGATGTTCTGACACCTGTCAATCTAGGTGGTGTCAATCTTGGTTCTGGAATGCAACTTTCTGTTGAGTCCATTCTTGGAAATAATACTCTAATACTGAATAACGTTCAAGGTAACTTTGTAGCCAATGCAGGTTATCCACTGTACTACGATAATAATACTGGTATTTCTACAGAACTTAATTATGGTGTTGGTGGAGATGTAGTTCCAGTTTCCCCAATAAACATCGCAACAAATGGTGATTATATCAAGGTGTTCCAAAGAAATCATGGTCTATACTCAAATGTAGATAGACTTGATCTTGCTGATGTAGCATCAGACACTATACCAATCGGTCTTGCTCAAGAATATCAATTCAATACTACAACATTCATCACTCTTGATGGTGCAGCAACTGAATTCACTACATTTGAAAATATTGGAGTTGGTGCTACTAACCCTGGTTACATTAAGGTTGGGGACGAAATTATTAGTTATAATGGCATTAATGGTAGAACATTGACTGGTATTGTAAGAGGAGTAGATGATACTACGATTGCAACTCACGATCTGGGAGAACTCGTTAGTAAGTATGAACTGAATGGTGTTTCATTGAGAAGAATCAATAGACAACATCAACTCTCAAATGTCAATGCAAGTGATTTGGTAGAGGCACCTATTGGTTTGGATTACTATTACATCAAAGTTCAGATGAATATTGGTGGTATTAATAGAGCACCTGGTAATGCAGATGGTTTCCCACCTCTATACTTTAATGAAAGAACTGTTGGTGGTGGTCCAGATGTCACAGGTTCTTATAACCTACCTTTCTCGTTGATTACACCAAAAGTAACTACAATCACACCAACTGGTACTAACCTTATCTCTCAAGTAAGAACAGTCTCTGCCTCAAGTATTTCTGGAAATCAACAGTCATATGTTGATGAGGGTTACGAACAAGTTAATATCTTCAGTAAGAATTACTTCAACTCTCAGAGAATGATTGCATCACCACTGAATGAATCTCTATATTTGAATAGTGACTCATATCCTGGTCAGAAATCATTCTCCATGGTATTCAGTATGTTCACTACTGACGAAAGATTGAGTCCTGCAATTGACTTGGATAACGCTTCTGTGGTCTTTACCTCAAACAGAGTAAATAGTCCAGTTACCAATTATGCCGCAGACTTTAGAGTCAATGGCACTGAGACTGATCCAAACTCGTTTGTATATGTTTCTAAGAATATCGTTCTTGAGAATCCTGCAACTTCTCTCCAAGTCATATTGGATGCATACATTTCTAATAACAATGATATTAGATTGTTCTATGCATTGAATCAGGATACTAAACCTGAGGAGACTGTGTTTGTCCCATTCCCTGGATATTCGAACGTTGCAAGTAATGGTGCTATTATTGACATCTCAAACAATAATGGTACATCTGATTTAAGAGTACCCTCTATTGATTCCTATCAACCAGAGCCGTCTATAAACCTCTACAAGGAGTATAAGTTCACAATTGATGAATTGATACCATTTACATCTTTCCGCATCAAGGTAGTGGGTACATCGACCGATCAGTCCAATGCTCCACTTATAAGAACCCTTCGGGCTATCTCGTTCGCTTGATATGAAACAGTTAATACCAGTAGAAGGAATGGAAGGTTATTTTAGAGACTCCTCAACCGGAGCCATTCTTAATAAAAATAACCTTGAGTTCCAAGCCTACGTGAAAAATAGAGATAACATGACTAAGGAGAGACAAAGACTTGATTCTCTTCAGAGTGAAGTATTATCTCTAAAAGGTGATATGAGTGATATTAAGAATTTACTTTCGGATATTACATCGATGTTAAGACCAGACTATAAATAGTCAATATAGAAGTTCTTATATAAATGGCTCAGCCTACCACCAGACAAGAATTCACTGATTATGTTTTGAGACAACTTGGTGCTCCTGTTTTGGAGGTCAATGTTGCTGATGAACAGGTTCAGGATTTAATTGACGATGCCATTCAATATTTTAATGAAAGACATTTTGACGGTGTTACGCAGGTATACTTAAAGTATCAGGTAACTCAAGACGATATCAATAGAGGTAGAGCAAGACCACCTGGTGCTCCTCAAAATGAAAGTGGAACTACTGGTATTGCATCAACATCAGCAACTGCAAATATTGTAGGTACTGCGACCACATTTACATACTATCAGAATAGTAATTATATACAAATTCCACCTTCAATTATTGGAGTTAATAAAGCATTCCAGTTTGGTGGTGGAATGGGACAGGGTATGTTCAATGTCAAATATCAAATGATGTTGAATGACGTTATTGGTCTCAATGGATTTGGTGCATCTGGTTATGATTTGACATCGTATTCAATGACAATGGGTTATTTGGAGACAATTAACTTCATCCTGAATACACATAAGCAGATTAGATTTAATCAGAGAACTGATAGGTTGTATTTGGATATTGACTGGAGTGAGTTACAGGTTGGTGAGTTTCTTGTTCTTGATTGTTGGGCTGCAAATGATCCTAACGAGTATTCAAGAATTTGGAACGATTCGTTCCTGAAACCATATGTAACTGCTCTTGTTAAAAAGCAGTGGGGTCAGAATTTAATTAAGTTCCAGGGTGTGAAGCTTCCAGGTGGTATTGAATTTAATGGAAGACAAATATATGAAGACGGTCAAGCAGATCTTGATAAGATCCAAGAGAAGATGATGAGTACATATGAACTTCCACCTTTAGATCTTATTGGGTAATACATTATGCTCAACCCATTTTTCCTGAACGGTAGTAAAACTGAGCAGAATCTAGTCCAGAGTCTTGTCAACGAACAGTTGAGGATGTATGGAATAGAAGTCTATTACTTACCCAGAAGGTATGTTACAACTAATACTGTTATAAAAGAAGTTATTCAATCTGACTTCACTAACGCATATCCTATTGAAGCGTATGTGGATAACTATGAGGGATATACTGGTCAGGGAAGTATTCTCTCGAAGTTTGGTATTGAAAATAGAGATGACTTACAACTTGTCATTTCAAAAGAACGATATGAGAATTATATTACACCACTAATTAAAGATATTCCAGATATTGAACTTTCGACACGACCAAAAGAGGGTGACTTAATATACTTCCCTCTTGGGGATAGGTTATTTGAAATTAAGTTTGTAGAACATGAACAACCTTTATATCAACTCAAGAAGACATATGTCTATGAGTTAAGATGTGAACTCTTCCGTTATGAAGATGAAGTTATTGATACTGGTATTGAAGATATCGATGACGAGATTGCACAGATTGGTTATAT